CAATGGGCGCAATGGGTGTTGAAGCTGAAGTAGTCGAAGCGCAACTATTGAAGGTTCAGTCTGCTATGGCTATCGCTCAGGGTGTGCAAGGTATCAAAGAAGCTATACCGAGCTTTAAAGCGTTGACTGCTGGAATAATGAAAACGGCAGCAGCTCAAAAAGCGTTAACCATTGCTCAAGGGATTGGTGCAGTAGCTACAGAGGTTCTTAATGCGGTTATGAATAGTAACCCTATTCTCTTATTGATAACAGCGGTTGCTGGACTTGCTTATGCATACAGAGAGTACACAAATGTGATTGCAGATGTGGAAGAAATGAACGAAAAACTAAACGATTCTCTTGAGCGACAAAACAATCTACTAGATAAAACTATTGCAAAGATTAGAAAAAGCTCAGAGCAAAGGCTTAGACAGTTAGAACTAGATGGAGCTAGTGAGAAGGTTCTACACGAGGAGAGACTTAGACAGATAGAAGAAGAAAACTTAATACGTAAAGCACAAGTAAGCGAGGTTAAGTTTCAGGTAGAGGAAAAATCCAAAATATTAAAACTTGCACTAAAGCACGATGACAAAGAGCTTGCAGAGTCCACAGCTCAAGAAATAAAAGATATAGAAAAAAAATACGAAGAGTTACGTCTACTAGATGGAGATTACTTACAGGACAAGCAAGAAGAAGATAATAAATACCAAGAGACAGTTAACACTAACAGAGAAAAAGACGTAGCGAATTATAAAGCGTATACCGAAAAGAAAAAAGCATACGATGAAAAGAGGCTACAAACTAAGAGGGAGATTGAGGATAAAGTTTTAGAACTTCAAGCAGATACAGAAGTAAAGGAGCAAGAATTAAACGTATTAAAACTAGAACGCTACAGAGCTGACACTTTAAAAAATACAGAGCTAACCGAGTCTGAAAAAACAGAGTTAATAGCTCTAGCGGAAGAGGAGGCTTGGCAAAAAAGAAAAGAGATAGCAAATAAGTATAAAGCGATTGACGATGAAGAATTAAAAGTAGCACAAGAATTTGAAGCACTAAAAAAACAAACGGAACTTGAAGAGTTAGAAGCGAGACTTGCAGCAGAGCAAGAAATCTACGACAGGGTAAGGGATGAACAATTAGAAAAAGACAAAGCTGCTGCCGAGCAGAAGAAAGCTATCACTTCGGCAGGACTAGATAGTGCTATGGCTTCTTTGGAGTCTTTACAGTCTCTAAATGAATTAGTGACACAGAGCGAATTAAAAAACGCAGAAGGTAACGAAGCAAAGCAAGAAGAGATTAGGAAAAAATCTTTTGAACGTAACAAGAAGTTACAAATCGCAATGGCTGTAATCTCAGGAGTTCAAGGTGTGATTAATGCGCTAACAGCTCAAAGTACAATTCCTGAGCCTTTTGGAACTATCTTAAAAGTTGCTTCTGCTGCTGCTATTGGAGCGACTACAGCTGTAAATATTGCAAAAATAAAAGCTAGTACATATCAAGGTGGTGGCGGTGGTGGTGCAAGTGCTTCTATAACATCTGCTCCTAGAATGCCTAGTTTTAACATTGTAGGAAACAGTCCACAGAATCAACTAGCGCAATCGTTAGGAAGTCAAGAACAAGAACCAATTAAAACTTATGTTGTAAGTGGTGAAGTATCAACAGCGCAGAGCTTAGATAGAAATAGAGTAAGGACAGCGAGTTTATAAAATTCCAAATCCCCTGAGTTACCTATTTTTACTCAGGGGATTATCTAACTATTTTAAAGGTTCTTTGTTATTTTTTTTGAATACTTCTATATGTTTTTAACTGAGTATTTAACCAAGGTCTAATCATTTCTACAGAAGATAATAACGGGCTATCTTGTTTAGCTAACTCCTCTAGTTGTAAAAATAAGTAGTTCATTTCTTGTTTATTGTTTTTTACTTTTTGATGTACAAACGTACACACTCTATTTATGGTAAACGCTTGAAATTTAGCACCTCCGTAAGTAGACTTTAGCCTAAGAAAATTATCGTTTAAATACTCGCTAAAATCTAAGTTTTTTATTTCGCTTCTTCCATCTTTAAAACATTGATTAGTTCCAGAGTTGAAGTAGATATTCAACACGTTACCTACTGAAAATACATTTTTCGACTTTAAATATTTACCATAAACAAAGTTATAGGCGTCTTTGTTTCGAGAAAAGCTTTTTAAATAATCTAATGCGCCCCATGCTCTATTAGAGTTATTTAAACTGATAATGTATTTTTGAGACATATCCAAGTCACTTGTATCTATCCAATCAACAATATAAACCGGTACGCTTGATAGATTCAGTTGCTCAGCAGCTAGAACCCTATGATGCCCCTCTATAATATTTCCTTTTTCATCTATAATAACAGGAGATAACCAACCGAACTCTTTTAGTTTTTTAGCAAACTTCTCAGTGTGCTTTACAACTATATCTCTATTAACTAAAGATTGAGTTAATTTACTGATTGGGTAATTTGCTTCAAATAATCCTTTTTTTAGATTCTTCATAATTTAATTTTTAGTTATTAATTTCTTCAAATATATATAAATAATTCCAATTGACAACAAAAAACATAAATAAAAGTCAATTAAGTATGCAAGAAATCGAATTAACAATAAGAAACGAGAAAGAAGATGGGGTTTTTGCCGTGTCTTTGGTAGAGTCTCCAGCGATTGAAGAGAACTTTGTAGCGTTAAGCTCTGAGGGTGTAGAGTTAAAGGTTGCAGATGAAGAAAGGCGTATCGTAGTAGGCATGGCTTTAGTGCCTGAGAAACGTATTTACAGAAAGCAGAAAGGCAAAGAGTTTAACATTTGGTTTAGTAAAGAAACTATTGCAAAGACTCAGGAGCTTTATATGCGTAATCTAAACGCAAACAATGTAACAGTAGAACACGAGCGACCAATCAAAGGGGCTACGGTCATTGAAAGTTGGATAGTAGAAGATACTAAACACGATAAAAGCAATTTATACAACCTTAACGCAGTTGAAGGTGCTTGGTGTATTATGATGAAGATACACAACGACGAAGAATGGGAGAAAGTTAAAAGCGGAGATTACAAAGGTTTCAGTATTGAAGCAATGTATCAAGGTTTCGAGCAATTACAATCTAAGGAGTTAACAGAAGAAGAACAATTATTAGAAACTATAAAAAACATAATAACAAATGGCTAAAAACACATTGTTTAAAGTACAGGCAGAATGTATAGACGACGACTCTAGCTTAGCTTATGAGTGTGGCGCATTATATGTTAAAGATGAAGAGTTAATAGTTCACGCTGGCGGTATATTTAAAAATATATCTAGCTCGGCTTTACAGAATCAAATAGTTGTTAATCAATCTAATTTTGCCGAAACTTTAGGAGGTGTTATTGATTCTACAAAGGATTATTTTTTAGATGGTATTATTGATATGGGGACTACACAGATAACCGTGCCTACTACTGGAATAACTTTAAGAGGTTACAGTTTTGATTTAAGCGGTTTGATTTCTAGCGAAGATAATTATACTATGTTCATTAGTGAAAGCATTGCTATCGGTTCGGGCAATGTATTAGGTTTTGACTATTACATAAGCGTTACAGGTACATCTTCAAAGGTTTACGAATTGTACGATGCGAATGGGTTTAACGCTTTTGAATTTCAAAGAGTTAATTTCATTGATTGTACTTCTTTAGGTGATATTTACGACTACAGACAAGGGTTAGAAACTGGAACGGGTAGATTTGGCGGTTCACCATCATTAACACTGCACGGCAATTGGTTAGGCGGTTATAGAATAACAACTTCGATTGTTCGTGGAATGTCAGACACTACAACAGAGCCATTATTTAAGGCTGGAACTTCTTTTGTGATGAATAGTAGGTTTTTAACCGATATTAATGTTGACCTAGGAACTTTACAACCGTTTTTTGATTTCTCAGATGTTAATTTTCCTAACCCTTCAACACTAGAATTAAGAGGCACTATTGTAACACGTGACGGTGTTATATCTCCGAACGATATAAACACAACGCCAAACATAGAAGCGTCAAATTTATCATGTAGCTGGAGACATAATAACGGAATACCTAATACTTTTATCGGTGGCGTATCGACGTTAACTACGGAGATAGAGACAGGTGTTACAGGTGGATTGCCCTTTATACTTTTGGGTACTTTTACTAATTCGGATTTGCAGCATTTTGATAGTCCTTCAAACGGTCAGTTAAGACATTTAGGCTCTAACCCTAGAGAATATACTGTGAACTTTGACTTTATACTTGATGGAGGGCAAAACGATGAATACAAGCTAGAGTTAGTTAAAGATGATGGTTCTTTAAGTGTGGTATATCAACAAACAAGAGTCATCAACAACTTGCAAGGTGGACGAGATGTTGCATACTTTACAGGATTAGCAAATCTAATATTAAACCAAAACGACTTGGTGTATTGGCAAGTGACAAACATAACGGATAATACAAATTGCACTCTGGAATTAGATAGTTCTTGGAGTGTTGAAGAAAGGTAATGTATAAAAATAAAACAGATTAATATACAATTAGTTAATTAATTAAACAACAAAATATATGAACAAAGCAGAAACAACATTAGATAAAATTAAGATTGCTTTAGGCTTGAAGTCTGAAGAGGTTAAGATGGCATCTATGAAATTAGAAGATGGTGTTACCATTATCGAAGCAGAAATGTTTGAAGCTGGACAGCCTGTTATGATTGTAACAGAAGATGACCAACGAATTGCACTACCTGAAGGAGAGTACGTTTTAGAAGATGGAATGGTTCTTAAAGTAGTTGAAGAGGGTGTAATTGACTCAATCGGTGAGAAGGTAGAAGAAGAGCCAATAGTTGAAGATGAAGTAGCAGCGTCAGACTCAGCAGAACAAACGGTAGCAACGCCTAAGAAAGTAATCGAAGCGGTTACAAAAGAGAGTCACTTTTCAAAAGAAATGCCTGACTCAGTATTAAAAGCTATTGCAGATGTAGTAGATGCTAAATTAGCTGAGTACAAAGCGGAACTTTCTAAAGAAGAAGTAGAGCTTTCAAAAGAAGCGGAAGAGTTAGAGTTAGAAGCTATTAAGCCTATCACTCCAAATCCTGAGAAAGCAAACAAAGTAGAATTTAATAAACAAAATAGTTCATTAACGAGTTATTTAAACAATTTAACAAAATAAATAATGGCAACAACAACAACAATTACGAGTAACTACGCTGGCATCGTCGCTGGTGAAATTATCGGAAAAGCATTTAAAGAGACTCAAACTATCTCTCAAAACTTAGTAACAGTATTACCAAACGTAGCTTACCAAGCTTCACTGCGTAAGATTGAGTACACAAATGGAAAAGTAGATTACACTTGTGGGTTTACACCTGAAGGAGCAGTAGATTTATCAGAGAAACTGTTAGTTCCTAAGAAAATCATGAATCCAATTCAATTGTGTAAAGAAGATTTCCGTCACGTATGGGATAACGCAACAATGGGATTCTCTGCTCACAACGATGACTTACCAAAAGATGAGTCTACAGCGTTACTTAACGAAATATTAAAAGATACAGCAGTAGCAGTAGGTGGTGAGATTTGGACAGGTGACTCTGCGGTTTCAGGTCAAATCGGTGGATTCATTCCTAAGTTCGTTTTAGATGGCGATGTAGTAAAAGCAAACAACGGTATTGTACCAATTGGGGCAGCTATCACAAAAGCTAACGTTCAATCTGAGATTGAAAAAGTAATCGACGCAATTTCTTTAATTGATGGTTTACTAGGTAGAACTGACATCGTATTTGGAGTGTCAAGAAATGTAGCAACTGCTTATATGCAAGCTTTAGTTTCTGCTGGTATCTCTAACGGTTTAGGAGGTGCAGATATGGACTTGTACTACGGAGCATACAAAATGACTATTATCGATGACTTACCATCAAATACAATCGTATGTTACCAAGTTAAAAACCTTTACTTCGGTACTGGATTAATGCAAGATTTCAACGAGATGAAATTGGTAGATGAGGATGAAATCGGATTATTGACTGGTCAAGTTAGAGGTAAAATGGTTTACACAGGAGGTACGCAATATGTGAATTCAACTGAAATCGTTTGGTACTTGTCTTCTACAACACCAGCGTAATAACAAACTTAACAATTATTAAAGGGGTGGGTGATTGCCTACCCTTTTTTATTAACTTATAAAATTATAATAAAATGGCGTGCGATTTAACAGCAGGGAGAACAGAACCTTGTAAAGATGCGGTTGGTGGATTGAAGAATATTTACTTTACCAACTATGACGAGATTACTGGTTACACATACGATGTAACAGACACAGATATGGTTGCAACCGTGACAGGTGCAGTAACTATTAACGCTTACAAGTACGAGCTTAAAGGTGCTAACGTACTAGACGAAAACGTGACAAGCTCAAGAGATAACGGTACAACATTTGTTGAACAGTCTCTAACGGTTGTATTGAAGAAAAAAGACGTAGCTACTCATAAAGAGATTAAGTTACTTTCTTACGGTAGGCCTAGAGTAGTTGTTGAAGATTACAACGGTAATTATTTCTTAATGGGATTAGAACACGGTGTAGAGCTTACGACGGCTGCGATTAGTTCAGGTACTGCAATGGGAGACTTAAGCGGTTACACGTTGACTCTAGTAGGTATGGAGAAAATACCAGCTAACTTTATTGACGCTTCAAGCGAAGCAGACTTAGCAACAGTTGGGTTTACAGTAGTAGCGTAATTATTAACTTTCAAAGGGTAGGTTTAATCGCTTACCCTTTACTAAAAAAATAAAAATGAGTAATTTATTAAAAGCCCTAAATGAGTTAGGAGAGGTTAAAATGTCTAGCGATGTTATCGAATTAGCAGGAGTTAGTGATATTAAAAAAGCACAAACAAAAGCTACAAACGAATGGGAGACAGGGCAAAAGCAAGAAGCTAAGATTGCACAAATAGCTACAGATGCCATTAACGGGTACAAACAGGCTAGAATATCTTATAACGAAGTAGTTAAAGGTGTTGCTACTATTAAGGCGCAAGCTAAAGAATTAGGTTTAGACTTGCCAAAAGATGTTGAAGCAATGGCAAAAAGAGCTAGTGAATACATTAAAGAGGGTGAAGCTAAAATCAAAAAGCTTCAATCGGCTAGGTAACAAATAAAAAGGAGAACATATCTAACCCGTAGCTTTAATTAGTTACGGGTTTTTTGTTGTTTATAGAATCTTATCCCCCTTACTTAAATTATCTTCTGCCCAAAGCGGTTGAAGGTTTTTGTAATTAAACAAGGTTTCCATTTCTTGTTTTGTTTCCGCAATAGCTAAAGGCTTTATATGGTCAATATGCCATTCACCATAATTATTCCAATTCATCCCCTTTGTAAATTGCATCTCAATATGCTTTTTAGCCACCTCAAAAGTGCATCCTAAAAGTTTTGCTGTAGAGGTGTTTTTTTTCATATTCCTATATTTAAATGCTTGGTATATTCTGTTTCTTAAAGAATATTTTAAAGTCCTAATTTCTGATTTTCTTAAATCAGCATACTCTTTTTTATAATCTCTAACCCTATTTTTTTGTTGTTTTTTGTAAGTTTCAGAATTTCTGATGTACTCAGCTCTTTTTCGTTCTTTATAAACACCATCTTTTTTCAACTTTTCCCTATATTTTTTACCTGATTCCGATTTGCAAATTTTACATAAACCATATTTACCATCCTTGTTAGTTCTTACATTACTAAATTCATCAAACGATTTTACAGTATCGCATTTTGGGCAATATTTTTTATTTTCTTTTTTTAATTGTTCCTTCCAATAAGTGCCTTTTTCCTTTCTTGTACGTTCATTATTACAAGACTTGCAAGTCACATTAAGCCCATCAGAAAACCGTTTATTTCTACAGAAATCTTGGGTTTCTTTTATTTTTTTACAAGAGTTACACTTTTTCATAGTCACGAATATATATAAATACTTTCAATAAACAAACGAAAACTTTAAAATATAGTTATTTAAGTATGATTATCTTAGAAGAAAGCGCATTAACACAAGAGTTTAACATTATACCACGCAAGAACGCAGCGGATAAAGTTGTGATTACTGGTATTGAAGGAGATACAGAGTACTTATTTACACCTACTTACACAAGTTATTACATGACTGTAAGCGGTATCTTTAACTTAAAAGAAGGACAGCAGTACACTTTTATAGTTTACGATGACACAGACGAAGTACACAGAGGTAGAATCTTCTGTACTAATCAAGATATAAACAACTTCTCTATAAACGATGGGGAATATACAGAAACAACAAGTAACAACGATTTTATTATAGTATAAATGGAAAAGAAAAATACAAATATTCACGTTCTTAATTTGGCAACTTACGAGAAGCCAGAAGTAGTAGAGCAACGTAATAAAGATTGGGTAGAATATGGTAAAAATAACGACTACTACGACTGGCTTATTAAACGTTATAAAAACTCTACTACAAATAACGCTATCATAAACAACATTACCAGGTTAATTTATGGTCGTGGAATACACGCTTTAGACGCTTCAAGAAAGCCGAACGAGTACGCAATGATGAAAGCTATGATTTCGCCAAAAGCATTGCGTGGTGTTGCCTTAAACTTCAAAATGCTAGGGACTGGTTATACACAAGTTCACTATAATAAGAAGCATACTAAAATACTAAAAGTCGATTACATACCAACTAGAAACATTCGACCAGAAAAGTGTAACGAAAACGGAGAGATTACTGGTTATTGGTTTAGTGATGACTGGGACGACGTAAGAAAGAACGAGCCAGTAAGATTTGATGCATACGGAACAAGTAAAAGCGACATTGAAATAGACGCAATTCAGTTTGATTCAATCGACATGAAATACTTTTCAGATGTTGATTATCATGGTGCTTTACCTTACTGTGTTCTTGAAGAAGAAATTGCAGAGTATCAAATTAACGATGTTCAGAACGGCTTTAGCGGTACTAAGGTAGTAAACTTTAATAACGGCATTCCTGACGAAGAAGCACAGAGACAAATATCTAAGCAAGTTAAGACACAATTAACAGGTGCGCGAGGTGATAAGACTATTATAGCATTTAACGCTAACGCTGAAGCTGCAACAACGGTTACAGACATACCTTTAAACGATGCTCCGGAACATTACCAATATTTATCTACTGAATGTCAAGCGAAGATATTAAACGGTCACACGGTTATTAGTCCAATGCTTGTAGGAATCACAATAGATAATAATGGCTTTAGTTCTAACGCTGATGAGATAGAAATGGCTACTAAGGTTTTTTACAATCAAGCAATTGTACCTTTTCAAGAAGCTATTTTGGAACGTATAGAAGAATATTTAGCGTTTAACGGTGCAGTATTAGACTTGTATTTCAAACGTCTTAACCTTACTGACTCAATCGAAGAGAAACAACAAGCAAAAGAAGAACAGTTAAAAATGAGTAGCGACTTTGATTCTATTGTTGCAGAGTTCGGAGAAGATGAGAGCGAAGATTGGGAGTTAATCGACGAAAGAGAAGTAGATTACGATGCAGAAACAGAATTAGATGCACAAGTTCAGGAATGGGAGAATGAATTAAAACAACCTAAAACAGCTTTGAGTAAGTTGTGGAATTTCGTATCTACTGGAAATGCAAATGCAAATAGAAAAAGCGCACAAGACAAAGAAATAGACGGTTTTTACTTTAAAGTGCGTTATCAATATACAGGAAATACTAACCCAGAACGCGGATTCTGTAAAGCTATGATGAGCGCAAGTAAACTTTATCGAAAAGAAGATATTGAAAGAATGGGTAGCCAAATGGTTAACGCTGGATTTGGTGAAAACGGAGGTAATTTTTATGATATTTTTAAATATAAGGGCGGGCCTCGATGTCATCATAAATGGGTTAGAAAGACGTTTGTAAGTGCTAGTAAAAAACAGAACTTACTTAACCCAGAAGCTAACACTATAAGCACAAACAAAGCTCGTAAATTCGGATACAGACCAACTAATTCAAAAGAGGTTGCTATGAAACCGAACGACATGAAATATAAAGGTTTCAGTCCAAACAATACTAACAGACCAATAGACGCAAGATAATGAGTTACCCTTTATTTATAACAACAGAAGATATACCAAAGTTTACAGCTTTAAACGGAAACACAGACGTAGATAAGTTCGTACAGTTTGCTAAGATTGCACAAGATATTCACATACAAAACTTCTTAGGCTCTGACTTGTTCGAGAAGATTAGTGACGATATTACAAATGCAACCTTGGCAGGTGACTATTTAACGCTTGTAACAAACCATATTAAACCAATGCTTATACATTACTCAATGGTGGAGTATTTACCTTTCGCTGCGTACACAATCGCTAACAAAGGAGTTTACAAGCATGGAACAGAGAACGGAGAGACGGTCGAAAAGAACGAAGTAGATTATCTAGTAGAGAAAGAGCGGGATATTGCTGAACACTATACACAAAGATTCGTTAAATATATGTGTAAAAACTCCGCTTTATTTCCTGAGTATAGCACAAACACAGAAGAAGATATGCGACCAGATAAGCAAGCGTTTTCTAGTGGTTGGGTTTTGAATCGTAGAGCAGATATTGAGGATGAATTAAGATATAACAATTTAGAATTATGAAGAAGGTTTATAAGCCTAAAGAAGAAAATATAAAGAAACTAGAAATTTATTTAAACAAACAGAAAGACAATGGCAGACAGCAAGATAAGTAACTTACCAACAGCAACAGCTTTAGATGGCACTGAAGTTTTACCAATAGTTCAAAGCACTACTACAAAGCAAGTAACAGCTCAGACATTAGGAGGAACTGTTCTATTTAATGGAATGGTTAACGACTCGTTAACAAGTGTGCTAGACGACTATTTAACCTTTACTTTGCCATCTGCTATAAGTACACCGACTTTAGTAGCTGGCGACAGGGTAGAAATAGAAATGTCATTTTTTGTAAATACTGCCCCTCCTTCTGGTGGTTTTGGTTTATATTTTGAATGGAATAATATCACTTACACTCCGTTTTCTCAAACTACACCTACTTACGCAAATAGCGTGTTAAAGTTGCCGTTTGATGAAATGAGAACTAACATAAAAGTAACAGTAGATTACTATTCAGCCTCTAGTTATTACGTACAATGGGAGCAGAAAATAACTGACGATGCTGTTATGTTAAACAACTATACTAACGGTGCTTGCGGATTCATGGAGGGAACGGACGATTTAAACTTAGCGACAGCTTTTAGGGTTGAGGCTTTTATAACAGGAGGTGGTGAAGTAACATTAGAACATCTCTATATTAAACATACAAAGTAATGCAAAAAATATTACCATTTATCGAAGCTTTTATAGGTGTCTTAATCATATTCTTTTCACCAGTTGCAGGAATGATTTTAATAGTTGCAATATGTACGCTTTTAGATACTGGCTTCGGTGTTTGGAGAGCGTACAATAAAAAGGAAAAGGTATGCTCTAAGGCTTTTAGATTTGGATTTGTGCCTAAATTGTTCTCTTATGTTGGTGCAGTCATGCTTGTTTATACTTCTGACTTTTTTATAATTAACGACCTTACACAAGTAGTAGTAAGCGTTGATTTTCTAAGTACAAAACTAATAGCCTTAACTTTAATATCTATTGAAGTTCGTTCAATGGATGAGTCTTTTAAAGCAGTTAGAGGTTGGTCGTTTATCGAGAAGATTACAGGACTACTTTTTAAGATTAAGAACATTAAAAAACATATTGAAGAATGAGATTAACAAAGAATTTTACACTAAGCGAGTTTGATTGTAGAGACGGTTCGGTAATGCCTCCTGATGTGTTTAGCAATGTTGTAAAACTAGCTAAAGAACTACAAGTACTTCGTGATTTTATCGGTAAATCAATTATTATCAATTCAGGCTACAGAAGTCCTGATTATAACCGTAGTATTGGCGGTGCTTCACGCTCTCAGCATTTGCTAGGCAAAGCCGCAGATATTAGAGTTGACGGAATAAGCCCACGAGAACTACGAGGGATAATCGAAGAGCTTATAAAGGACAAGCGATTAAATTTTAAAGGCATTGGAGCTTATGCAAATTTCACACACGTAGACATAAGAGATAAAAAAGCACGCTGGAATGGTTAGAGTCTTAATACTTATACTTTTACTTTCTTCGTGTTCGATGAATCACCACTTAACTAAAGCGGTCAAGAAAGGTTACAAAGTCGAAACGGTTACTAAAGAAGTACGCTTAACTGATACGTTAACTATCAACGGCAAAGATTCAATTATAGAGCGAATGGTAAAAGTAGATTGTCCTGAGCCAGTAATACAAACTAGATGGCGTGTAAGGTTCGATAACAAGCGATTTAAGGATAGTTTACAAACGGTTAAGCAAATGTATTCAGACAGTCTTAGAACAGCCATTAAGACGGCTAAGATTGAGCGAGCGATAAATAAGCAAGACGAAAAGACAGCGAGAACGGTAGTACGTCAAGAAAATAAGCGTTCTTTTTGGTGGTTATGGCTACTTATCGGGTTCGCTATAAACTTTATTTTGAAATTTCTTTTAAGATTTTACGGAATAATTAAATAATTTGATTAACTTAGATTTTTCATAGTTTAAATTTTTAGTCCCCTTGCTTATGTGAGGGGATTTTTTGTTTACGCTTGTTTATTAAATATATATTCTTATCTTTGGAGGAATAAATTTAAAATTATGGATTTAACAGGAAAAGCAAAAAAGCAGTTTGAAGAATGGTTTGCCGAATTAGTCAATAGTGATACAAGTGGGTATTTAGATGATATAATTTTTATAATGTCAACACAAACATATTCATTTTCAGACCTCCCTGACCCTATGAAGTGGGGCGTGTATGTAGACTTTTTTGATAGTGTTGGGGTGAATATATCAGTATTGCCGTATTGGGAAGGAAGATATGTGAGAGGTTTTGAGCCTTCTATTTATGAAGATGGAAAAACACCTTTAACATTATATCAACAAGATGATGTATTCACAACCAGACCAGAAGCAAGAATAGCAGCGATTGAAAAAGCAAACGAAATAGTAAACAATAGATAAATTATGAAAGAGCAACACAGACCAAGATTAACGCCTGACGAAGTAGAAGCAGTTAATAACTACAGACGCTTAAAGGATGAAGCAGAGGCGCAAGGATTAGACCCTGCCTCAGTTAAGCAAGCATGGATTAAAACAGATGAAGCTAGCTTATTTGTAAAGAATCCAAACTTTAAAACGGTTGAAGAATTAAGAGTTGACAATCTATTTGACGAAATCGTAAAGGAATGTCAAAACTATTCACCTAAATATCCAAAGATTAAACGTAAACCTTCAAAAGATGGGCATTGTTTAGTTGTTGACCCTGCCGATATTCACATAGGAAAACTTTGCAGTAAGTTTGAGGTAGGTAAAGACTATAACCAACAGATAGCTGTTAAACGTGTTTTGGATGGTGTACAAGGTCTTTTAGATAAGTCTAGTGGTTTTCACTTAGATAAGATTATCTTCATTGCTGGTAACGATATTTTACACACTGATAATGCAAAGAGACAAACAACAAGCGGAACTCCACAAGATACAGATGGAATGTGGTATGATAACTTTCTAACTGCTAAACAACTTTATATTGATATACTAGAAATGCTTATGCAAGTAGCGGACGTTCACTTTGTGTTCAATCCAAGTAATCACGATTACCAAAGCGGTTTCTTTTTAGCTCAGTTAATAGAGTCACACTTTAGAAAGTCTAAGAACGTAACTTTTGATTGTTCTATAAGCCACCGTAAATACACAATGTACGGTAATAGTCTAATCGGTACTACTCACGGAGACGGTGCGAAGCAAGCAGACTTAGGTAGTTTAATGAGTGTTGAAGCTAAGGATATGTGGATTAAAGCAGAACATAGATATTACTATACGCACCACGTACACCACAAGACAGCTAAAGATTATATTAACGTAACAGTTGAGAGTTTACGCTCTCCAAGTGTTAGTGACTCATGGCATTATAGAAATGGCTATGTATCACCTGAAGCAGTAGAAGCGTTCGTACACTCTAAAGAACACGGACAAATAGCAAGATTAACACACTTATTCTAACCATTATACCCGACAAGGTGAAGCCGTTACTTTAATTAGTAGCGGTTTTTTTTCGCTCTGAAAACCCTGTAAACCCTAGAAACTTAAAAATAATTATATATTTTTTCACTTTTTTCATTGTCAGTTTAAATAACTTCCGTAGATTTGAATATAACAAAACGGTAAAACAATTAAATTATGATAACAAGAGACCAATACAACAGTGCGCTAGACATTGTGGAGGCGTATCACTCACAATTATTTAAAATTAAGACTGAAAGCCCTAAAGAATTACTAATAGATTGGCTTGACAGGGTTGAGTTAAGTACTAGGACTAATAACGGGTTAAGGTTATTGTCAAGGTGGCATGATAACTTACTATTTGTAGACGATTTAAACAAAGCTAATTTCTTAAAAGGAAAACACCTTGGACAAAAGAGTTGGACAGAGTTTAGTGACGAGAGGGATTATAGAAAAAACAAATAAATTATGAAGCACGTAGACAGAATAGAGCAAGCAATTAAGCAAATTAGAACGCAGTTAAACTGCACTAACGAAATGTACAGCCCAGCAAGAACACAAGAATACTGGACAGCAGTACAGAAAGCAGAGAAAGAATTTGACGTTTCAGGCGTTAAGTTAGATTTAATTATACAATGTTTAAATAAATAGAAATTATGATTGTAAAAACAAAATGGTATATCTACCTAACAGATGAAGATTTAAAAGATACAGCAAAAGATAAAGATATTACAATGCTTAGTCGTTACGACTTTAAAAGATTGTCAGACGATTATTCAAACAAAGCATATTACATAGAGTACGAAGGAAAAAAGGGTAGTATTGTTTTAAAGAATAAGTTAACAACTATAGCTGGAACAATTAACAAATAGAAACTATGACAATTTACGAAGTTAACGGAATATTTTTCACCGATTTAGAACAAGCAGAATTACACGCATTAGGAACGCACTACAAGATTAAGCACCACGCTATTAACGATAGTGAACACTTAGAAGTAGAAAGAGACGGTTTCGACGTTTACATAATAGACGAGAACAACAACAAGACAGAAGTAGAGTACTCTTTACACGTTCGAGATATTACAGACTTCTCAATTGATGGAACGGTAATGATACACGACTACGAGAACATAAAAGTAAAAGGTTTTCCAATAGAGACAGCTGCGATTTCTGACAGATTAAAAGAAGAGATTGAAGGAATGGTACAAAGCTGTATTGATGATTTAAACGACGAAACATTATAATTATGAAAGTAGAAAAATTAGAATTAAAGCATTTAGTATCTTACTTGCCTTATGGATTAACGTGGTTTTGCTTAGACCAAGATAGCAGAGAATTTGAAGAACTACCAACTTGTAAGCTATACGATTTAGAAAAACAAACTTTAGAAATTGGAGGTATGGACATTGATTTAGATGAATTACCATATCCAAACGGGTTAACAATCAAACCAATCCTTCGCCCTTTGTCGGATTTGAGAATGTTTGTTTCGTTCTCAGTACTAGACAATTTAATTGGCGTTGATGTTTACACGGATAAACTAACATATATCGAACTATCTTATTTATTCCAAAATCACTTCGACGTATTCGGACTAATCGATTCAGGGCTTGCAGTTGATATTAACACTTTGAAACATGAGAAATAGAAGCAGTGCGGATAACATTACCTTAGTAATCCTAGCTATCGGAGTGTTAATGATTATCTTCTTTAGTCTTAAAAGCTACAAGAAGCCAGCAAAAGGATATACATTAAGCGAATTTGAAACACAAACAGATTGATATGACACCAAAAGAAAAAGCAAAGGATTTAATATTTTCTGTAGTAGGATTATCTATTTGCAAAGGAATTAACAAAGAACAAACAAAACTACTAGCAAAACCACTAGCAAGCCTTATTGTAGACGAAATAGACTTAGCAATAGATTTTGATTGGATGGAGGTTCAGAATTTAGATAGACAACATAATTATTGGCAAGAAGTTAAAAAAGAAATAAAGAAACTATGAACATACTAGATAAAATACAAGCAACATTCACACATACTAGCAAGCTAGAAGAGAAAGAGAATGTGTACGTTAAAGTAAGAACGGTGGACGCAAATGAAGGCGCAACGTTTAACGATAGAGCGCAAGGATTACAGGAGTTTAAAGAGAAAAGATTAAAACAGTTAAAAAACAAATAAGATGAAAGTAACAGATAAAATAACAGTGACACAAGAAGACAACATGGAGTTAATGAGCCGTTATCCTGACAACTATTTTGATTTAGCTATTGTTGACCCGCCTTATGGGATAGGTGCTGACAAAGCACAAAATGCTGGGGGAGATAAATGGGGGTATAAAGAGTATAAAGACACAGACTGGGATAGCGGAATCCCTTCTGCTGAATACTTTAAGGAATTATTCAGAGTTTCTAAAAATCAGATTGTGTGGGGAGGGAACTACATGACAGATTTCCTGCCTCCATCAATGTGTTGGATGATATGGAATAAGATGCAGAGGGGGTTTAGTTTAGCCGATGGAGAAATGGCGTGGACATCTTTTAATAAAGCTATGAGGATATATGACCTGTCAAGAGGGGCTGCTATACAAGAAAACAATAAAGGATTAGATAAGTTTCACCCAACAGCAAAACCCATAAGTCTTTATCATTGGTGTTTAGAAAAACTAGCAAAAGAAGGGGATAAAATACTAGACACTCATCTTGGCTCTGGTTCAATCGCTCTAGCCTGTCATGATTATGGCTTTGAATTAACAGCGTGCGAACTAGATAAAGACTATTTCGACGCAAGTATAAAACGAATTAATAATCACGTATCACAACAAAGACTATTCTAATGACATACGAAATAAGAACACCTGACGGACGCAAACTAAAAGTTGAAGCAAAGAGTCGAGGGAACGCAATAAAGCAAGGAGAGAAGATTACAGGGGTAAGAGTAGAGATAATTGACAATATTAAGATAAAATGGAAAGACTAAGAAAATACATAGCAGAAGAAGGACTAGACCAACGTAACAGAAAACGACAAGTTGTTTACACAAGATTCTATTTAGCTGCATGGTTAAGAGACCAAGAGCCTGAAGCAACTTTAGAATGGATAGGTTCATTCTTTAACAATAAGCACGACTGGACTATTCACGCATTAACAGAATACGACAAGTATAAAGACGACAAGTTGTTTTTAAGCTACACTAGACACGTTAGAAGCCAGTTTGTTATGGGTGAGACTGACTTCGGAATTAATCAAAGTATGTTAATGTATCAGATTTTAGCAAAACAAAATAGCAGATTAGTAGTTATTTAAGTATAAATTGCTATATTTGCAGTTCAAGTAACGTAGGACTTACTAGAAATTTTATTGAAACCTCTGTTGAACGATGCCTTTCCTACGTGGCTAATTCGACAGGGGTTTTTTAACGCATTATAATTATGAGTAATCAAGGATGGATAAAGCTCCATAGGGGGTTATTAGATTGGGAATGGTATGACGACGTAAATACTAAAATAGTGTTCTTACATTTGATTTTAAAGGCTAATCACAAGGAAGTAAAGTACAGAGGCGAAACTATAAATGTTGGTTCTTTACTTACTGGTCGTGAATTATTATCTAAGGAAACTGGGTTAAGCGTGCAACAAATTAGGCGTGCGATTTCCAACCTAGAAACAACCAGAGAAATAACCACTAAAAAAAGCAGGAAAGGTACTGTTATTCAGATAGTTAAATACAAAGATTATCAAGTGGCAACCAGTAAAACAACCGCAAAACAACCACAAAACAACCAGAAAGCAACCACTAACAAGAATGATAATAATGAAAAGAATGAAAAGAAACTTAGTGACTTTGAATTTTTCTGGGAGAATTACCCTACAAAAATTGGTAAGGCAAAGTGTTTAAAAAAGTTCTTAGATTTAAAGCAAGAAGATGTAGACAAGATAAAATCAACTATAAAAGATTTTGCTGCTTATAAACAATTTAAAGGTTGGAATCATCCAAACCCTGAAACGTATCTAAATCAAGAACGTTGGAATGATGAGATAAAAACACAAGAACATAAACAAAAAGATTTACCAATTGACCCTATAGTGGCACTAGCCCAAAAGGCAATGAAAGAAAACGGACTGATATGATTTTAGAGAAAGGAAGTGACAACGATTACTTATTAGACTACAGACACGATAGAATACCTTTAGGACTTGGTATCGGTTGTGACTTAGATAAGCATTTACGATTCAAGCGAGGGCAGTATAACGGAGTTTTGGGAGGGAATAATGTTGGTAAGACTTATTTTATGGCTTGGTATTTTTTATGTTTAGCTGTAAAGCATGGTTTAAAGTTCGGGCTTTGGATGGATGAGAATAAAAAAGGGCGTGTTATGCGTGATTTAATCCAATGGTACACAGGCAGGCATTTTAAGACCTTAACAGATGAAGAGATTTTAAAAGCTGGGGGAGTTATAGAGTGTTATTTCTTTTTTATAGATAACAAGGAGCTTTATAAGCCTGAGGACTTACTTAACTTGTTCGAGACTAAAAAACCTGACGGAGTACTTTTAGACCCTTTCAACCAACTTAATAGACCTGTAGGATACAGCGAGAATGTGCCTTTTATAAGAAGTTTAAAGCATTGGTGCAAGACTACAGATACAGCACTTTATTTAACCATGCACCCGAACACAGAGACACAACGTAAAAGTTCACAATATCCTGACGGTCACGAATGGGAGGGGCAACCAATGATGCCGCTTAAACACAATGCAGAAGGAGGTAGTACATTTAGCAACATGAGTGACGATTGGATAAATTTAAACAGATTAAACAAACTTGAATCAATGAAATACTTTACTATGGTTGATATTGACAAGATAAAAGATGTAGACACAGGAGGTTCGATAACAAACACAGATACATACTTAATGTTCTTTTTTAATAACGGTTTAGGCTTTACGATAAACGGAGTAAACCCATTAGCAGAGGTTCAGTCAAAATGGCAAGTTAAACCAATATCAAATAAAATCAGCGTATTAGGCGAGGATTTCTAAATTATTTATATACATTTGTGTTAGCATTAGTAAAATTATAATTATGGAGCAGAAAGAAATGCAAATACCAACAGATATAGCAAGATTTAATTTTGGCTACCTTGGTGCGGAGATTCAATGGTTAAACCCATTTGATTCTATATCAATTTTTGAGTTAAGGAATAACAAAAACGAATTAATTTATAAGGCATATTTACAAACTGAACCGATTACAATATTTGATATTGAAAAATATATCACTGAGTCATATTCGGTAGAAATAAAAAACATTGCAAGTGGTGAAATTAAATTGTATAGTATCGCTTATTAATGCTAACACCAAACTAAACAACTGCGAAGTTGTGTTTAGTGACTGTTATTAACAAGTCAAGTTTAAAGAGTAAATAACTTGACATAAAAAAGAAATATGATAAATTTAGAATGGCATACGGAAGATATTTACACTGATTACTTGTTAGGTTTTAAAGATGGTAAAACTTATGTTCTCGGTGATGTGACACAAATAGAAAGTAAAGTTAGAGAAGACGAGAACGGAATAAGGACGCAATTTGAATATGAAGTTGAAACTGTAAATAGAGATAAAATTAAAGCCACTCTTTGTATTTGTTGCACATACTACAAAGAGCCTGTTTTGTGGGTAGATTTTACCGTACAAGAGAATGAAGATAATTGTATTGATTTAGGTGGATTTAATAACAGAAACTTTGCGAAAAAACTATTAGAAGACGAGGTTAAGATATGATAACATTTGAAAAAGAAACAGACGTACATTGGAAAGTACTTCGCTACGGTTCACCTATTGGAAGTCTAGGAATCAATAAAGCGTCTCTAAGAGTCTATATCGGTGACAGTGATATATTTGTATATCGAAAGAACGTAAACACGTCAGAACGGCTTAAAATGGTCTTAGAAATGATTTATCAGCAGAAGGAAGGAGTACAAAAACGATTAGAGAAGATGGAAGTAGATAACAGTATTAAATTTAAAAGTAAAGAATATGCCAAAATGTAAAAACTGCGGAAATAAATTCACGCCAGTAAGCTTTAACAGAAAATACTGCATCGAGAATGAGTGTAACGATTTATACTACGAAGAACTAAAAAAGAAGATGTTCAAGAGTTGGAATAAAGAAAAGAAAGTCAAGAAAGAGAATCTTCAAACAGTTCAAGAACTCATGAAGCTAACGCAGATAATCTTTAACAAGTGGATTCGAGAACGTGACAAAGGGCAACCGTGCATAAGTTGTGGAAATACTACACATAAAAAAGTAAACGCTGGTCACTTTGTAGCAAGCGGAAAGAGTAAGTTTTTGACGTTTAACGAGGATAACGTGCATCTACAATGTGAGTACTGCAATACGCACTTACACGGGAACTTAATTGATTATAGAATCAACCTGATAAACAAAATAGGCTTAGAGCGTGTGGAATGGTTAGAAGCTAACAGGCATAAAACAAAGAAGCACACGAGAGAAGAATTAAAAGAAATTCAGGAAAAATATAGAAGTTTGAAATAAAATGCTTATATTTGTCTTGTGTCTGGTCGCACGATAAGAAATTTTACAATTCCAATCAATGAAGCGACGACCAGCGTGGATTTGGTTGGTTTTTTTTATGTATGGAAATTTGGAAAGATATTCCTAATTACGAGGGGATGTATCAGGTTAGTGATTTAGGTAGGGTTAAAAGCCTTAAGAGAAAAGGATGTAAAAACGATAAGATTCTTAAAAATAACACTGATAATTATGGGTATCGAAATGTAAACCTATCTAAAGACAAGGTGTTAAAAACGTTTAAAGTTCATAAGATAGTGGCAATAATGTTTTTAGGTCATGAGCCAAACGGACATAAAGTAGTAGTTGACCACATAGATAACGATAAGTCAAATAATAAGTTAAGCAATTTACAATTAATAACACAACGAGAGAACTTATCTAAAGACCGTAAAGACTGTTCGTCAAAATATATAGGTGTATCTTGGAGCAAGGCGTCTAATAAATGGTTGTCTCGTATTTTAACAAATGGAAAACCAAAGTTTTTAGGTTCTTTCATAGACGAATTAGAGGCTGCTGAAGCATATCAAAAAGAATTAAAGAAAATAAATATATAAAAAGCTTGCGAGAACGAAAAAGAATATATATATTTGACGAAACAAATTTAAAGTTATGAATAAAAGACAAATGATTCTTATAGCTAGAATGGCTATTGATAAAAACATGGATTATGAAACGCTGAAGTATTGCGATTCTATGTATGGTTGTGAAGATTTAACAGATGAAGTTTACGAGTATGTGATTGAAGCTAGAGATAATGGTTATATATGGTTTCGTAAAGAGTATGAAGAATTTTTAAAGTAAACAATATGATAAAGAGTAGAATATACAAGCTCGAACAGTCGCAACTAGATATTATCAAAGCTGATAACAAGTCTAAAGGGTTGAGTTCGACGAATCAATCAGCGGTTAAGGTGGCTGTTGAGAATTTAGTAAAAACAATTAAAAGAGAGAACGATGAAAATAGGAGATAAGGTAAGGATTAGTAAGGATAGTGAATTTTATAGATTCCATGATAAATTCAATCCTGTCAATATTGATGGTGTTTTAGATGAGATTATTTCGGATAATCATGATTACAATTACAAAGTAAAATGGAATAATGGTAAGTGTAATGGTTATAGGTTAGAAGATTTAGAACTAATCGAAGAACGCCCTGAACGATACGCTTCAAGAGAGGTTAACGGCATGGACGTTTTAGACTTGATTAACCATTGGAACTTAAACTTTAGCGAAGGAAACATCTTAAAGTACCTGCTACGTGACAAAGGCGAAGATATAAACGACTTTAAGAAGATAGTAGACTACGCAAATAGAGAGGTTAAACGATTGGAAGGTTGTAAATAAATAGTATTAACTTTAACAAAAAAATAGAAATTATGGAAAGAGAAGAGTTTTTAAACGAGAGAGAAATACTTAATAATGAGATTAAGTATCTGAACAAGAAAAAGGAAACATTAAAAAAGTATTATATCAATAAGTCTAAGCCATGTGATTTAAATGATTTTATAGAGATAGTGTTGTCTTCTGGAAGAAAAGTAACTGGTAAGGCAAAGTCTTTCGGGATATTGTCAGATAAAAGAGTGCATGTGACAGCTTATAAGCACGGAGCTAAAACAATGTATATAACTACTCCAAACCAAAGTGTAACTTTAACAAAAAAATAAATTATGGGAACATTTGAAGAAGTATTAGAAAAAAGAAAGCAAAACGAAACTGAGGACGTAATACCTCACAATCAAGATTTAAGCTTATTAAGTATGCCGTTGTCTATTGAAGATATTGACTTTAGGGTTCAATCAGTTAACAAGGGCGGTTACGCTACAATTTTAGCTTATAAGGATGCTAGGGTTGATATGAATAGACTTGATAAGGTTGTTGGTTCTATGTTTTGGAAAAGAGAGATGTTAGATGACAATAAAAGATGTAGAGTATCTATTTACAATAAAGACCTTAAGGAGTGGATATGTAAGGAAGATGTAGGTACTGCTAGTATGACTGAGAAAGAAAAAGGTTTAGCTTCTGATAGTTTTAAACGTGCTTGTTTTAATTGGGGTATAGGTAGGGAACTATATGATTATCCATTGATAAGTATAAAGTTAAAAGATAACGAATTTGACAATGTGACAAAGAAAGCTACTTTCGGATTCAAGTTAAAGGAGTGGATTTGGTTTAGTCAGTTTAATAATGGTAAACTGAACTATTTAGCTGCAAAAGATGAGACTGGCACTTTAAGGTTTGAACATGGTAAATATTTAAAAAACTAGTATGATGAGTGATTTAAAAATAAGAGCGTCACAGCTCGGAAAGATAATGACCGATGATTCAAGCGCAAAGATAACAGACAAGCAACTCTCCACGCTGGGGGGATTGCTGTCTAAAATAAAGCTAACTGAGAAGCAAGCGGAGTTAAGAGACACATTACTGTTAAAGCGTGACGCAGAACCACAACTATCTACAGGCGCAAAGACTTACATTCGTGAGTTATGGCTAGAGAAGAATTACGGAGTTCGCAAAGAAATAAACTCAAAGTACATAGACAAAGGTAACGAAGTAGAGGATTTATCTATCGAGTTAGTAGAAACTATGTTAGAAGTAGGTAGATGCTTCAAAAACGATGAATGGTTTAATAATGGCTACGTACACGGAACACCCGACGTAATCACTGATACTTGCGTTATAGATGTCAAATCTAGCTGGTCTGCTTCAACGTTCCCGTTCTTTGATACTGAACTAAAGAATACTACTTACGAGTGGCAGTTAAAGGCTTATATGTGGCTTACTGGAATACATAAGAGTTATTTAAGTTATTGCTTAGTACCAACGCCTGAGATGTTAATACAGGATGAAATACGTAGAGAGTCTTGGAAGCGTGGAGAGGGCGGTGAAGTGTCTGATGAAGTAGAGCAAGAAGTTAGACAGTTTCACAACTTAGATAACATACCAATTTGGGAGCGTGTAAAGAGTTTTGAAGTGTTACTTACTGGCGAGGATATTAAAAAGATTAAAGAAAAAGTAGAATTAGCTAGGGAATATTACAAAACATTGAATTAACCTTAACGGTAGGTATAGTTAGTGCCGATTTGATAAACTAAAATTTAATCAAAATGACAAAAGAAGAAATAATAAAAGAACTTGATGAACTTGGAAACGTGCTTTACAATAAGTTTGGTACAGATGGTTACCTTGAAAGATGTACTATACATGATTTGAAAACCAAAATTAAGGCATTAACTATACCTGTTGTTAGTAATAGTTATTCTGACTGCTGCGGTGCTATAATTGACACGGATGAACAGAGTCTAGATATATGCACTAACTGTGGTGATAGGATATAATTATTACTAACACCAAACTAGGAAACTGTTTTAATATTTCTTAGTAATTATTATGGTAGTTAGAATTAAATTAGTATATTAGCAAACAAACAAATAAATAAGAGGATGAATTACAAAATGACAGGCGTAATCGCCACAATCGGAGAAAAGAAAACGTTAGACAACGGAGCAGTAGTATTAGAGTACACCGTTAACGAAACAGGCGAGAACGGATATGTAACGCCGTTTAGCTTTAACATTTACAAGGGAGCAGACTATGCCGAGTTTGTAGATAAGTTTATTGAGTTTAACAAAGTAGGCGACTCAGTAGAAGTAGAGTTTAATATCCGTGGTAAAGAGTACAACGGTAGAATCTACAATAATCTAAGTCATTGGAGATGCGACAAAGTAAGTGCAGGAGAGCCAGTAGCACAAGGAGAGGGAGAAGATTCTTTACCCTTTTAACCTAAACTAAAGCCATACGCCCCGACTCTTTAAATAGTTTCGGGGATTTGGTGGTAAAAAAGAGATATTATGTACACAATTTACAGGTTAGAAGTTGATATTGTTAGCGGTTATGTGGATTACACAGAAGAACAAATGGAAGAATTAGTAAAAGATGCTATAAATAGTATTAGGGCTTCTAAGTTAACAGTTGCGGAAATAGAGTGCATAGATAAAGACTAATGAAGTACTCAGAGATAATAGAATCAATCCTAAGCTATCCTAACGGAGCTATAACAACACTTAATAACGTGTATTTCCAAAACATTCACGAAACTGTTAAGCACTACGCCTTAGTTAACTTTAAAACAGAAGGAGCGCAGATGTGTAAGGAGCAAATGATTGATTTATTAGATAGCTTAGAGAGTAAGAAATGTAGGTTAATGGCTGTAAATGCTAAAAAGAAAATAGGATGAAGTGTAAGTCGTGTAACAAAGAAACAGAACATTTAGAAGCACATCATATTGTACCGAAATCAAGAGGGGGTAGCGATGATGAGGGCAACTTAATAAAATTGTGTTCAGATTGTCATGGGTTAGCTCATGATGTTGCTTTCGTTAGTGAAAGAGGTGGCTTGTTAAATGAGGCGATAGTTAAATCTAAAATTAAAGACGACATAGATAAAGAATGGCTGACTAATAACGAAGACTTAATCAATGACAAGATGTGGGAGCTGTATGATAAGAATGAAGATGAACACATGCTCATACTATTACTTATGGAGCGTGGAAGATTTACAGCTTCACATATTAGAAAATGGTATGAGAATGGTAGAGTAACTATTAAGACGTCCATAACATTTAAAGATTAGACATAAAAGACATTAAAGACGCTAAATAGTTAGCATAACAATTTAATTTATAAATCGTTTTGTTAATATTAAGTAGGTGACTGCCGTACCACCTGAGACCGTTCATTAATTTGTTCGGTCTTTTTTGTTTATATGGTTAAAAATGATTATATTGCAAGCATGGAGGAAATATTATTCGTATTAGAGTATAAGGTTAAAGGCGAGCTGTTCGTTAAGAAGTTTTGCTACGATGAAAAGTGCTTAGACGCTTTAGATGGATTGCTATACATTAACAGTCTAGAAGGTTCAGAGTTAACGATAAGTCGTAAAGCGTTAGAATATAAGATAGAGCGACCTTTAAGAATTGATGAACAATAAACAAAATACAACAATTTAAGTTATATAAGTATGGATTGGTTTAATAAGGTAGCTTCTAAACATAACGACTTTCTAAACATAGTACGGTCATTTCCTGAGAATAGAGGCAACGATAACTACGAGGATATAGTGCAAGAGTTTTATATTGAACTGTCCGAACTAGGAAAGAAGAAGCACAAGAAAGGAGACAAGCGAGTAAATCCAAAGTATGTTAATATGCCTACTTGTAAAAGAGTACTTCAGGAAGATGGAGAGGTTAACATGGTTTATATGTGGATTACGTTAAAGCGTGTATCTATGCGATTACTTAAAGAGGATAGCAAAAGAAGCGAATACTTTGTAAGACTAGGGGAAGGATTTGAAGGAACGGACAACGAACCAATAGAAGATGAGAGAGCGTTTGATAAACTTATTAACCTAATAGACGAAGAAGTTAATTCGTGGCACTGGTACGATAAGATGATGTTTGACACCTATATTAAAGACGAGAAAAGTATGAGAGGATTAAGTGAGGATACTAATATAAGTTTAACAAGTGTATTTAACACATTGAAGAACTGTAAGGATAGAATAAGAGAAAGCGTATCAGAAGATTACGAAGATTATAAGAACCAGGATTTTGAACTAATTAAATAAATATGATTAAAGACGAAGAATATTACAATAACTTAGATAAGAGGACTAAGGAGTACAAAGATTGGAGAGACTCGCAAGGGTTTGAAGAGTTACCACCTGAAGGACTAGGAGATGTTATTGAAAGCATTACGGAAGTAACAGGGATTAAGAAGTTAATTAAAGCTGTTTGGGGTGATGACTGCGGTTGTGACGAACGTAAAGCAAAATTGAACGCAATACTTAAATTTAAAGTAGAATGCTTAGAAGAAAGCGAGTACGAATACTTAAAAGAGTTTTTCGATGGAAACCCGCAACAGGTAAAACCAAGCGAATATAAGAAACTGGTAACGATTGCAAGACGTATCTTTAACAGAAATATTAGCGATTCAATGGGTTGCGGTGGATGCGTTAGAGACGTTGTGAACAGATTACAAAGAGTTTACGAAACTTATAACGATTAATCAAATAATTAAATCATATTAGAAGATGGATAAAAGGAAAAATAACGGAGGAAAATCTACGAAATCAAAAAAAACAATAGACAGAAGAAGAAAAATATCTGTTTCAAACAATGAGCATGTAAACGCTTTTTGTGATAAAATATCAGATGAAGTTAAAGTATTTTATGAAATGGCTTATAAGGGTTTTTTAGATAAACATATAAGACATGGTAAGTACTATGTTTATTTTCACTACCACAATAGTGAGGTTGTTTATATAGGTAAAGGAAGCGGAGAAAGACTGTTTAGTTGTAATAGAGTTAATGATGAACATGTAGAATTAATTAATAATGGATATATAAAAGAAGTTATTATTGCAAATGATTTAACTAACGAAAACGCGTTGCTAATTGAGAGTACATTGATAAAATCTCTAACACCAAAATACAATACTAATGGATGGAAGAATAAATAATGGTAACAAAGGACACTCTACAAAGGCAAAAGGAGCAGACAAGAGAAAGAATCAATACAAAGAGCTACTAGACCTTGCCTCAACTCCTGAAGATGTCGTAGAAGTGATTAAAACGCTTAAAGAAAAAGCGATAACAAAACAAGACGTTAACGCTATTAAGTTATTTTTAGAGTATTACTTAGGTAAGCCAAAAGAGACTAAGGATATTAATCTTAGCTCTAGTGAAGCGTTCAATATAAAAGACATCTTTAAGATTGAGTCAGATACAGATAAATAAGAAGTATAATTTACTAGGTTCAGACAGTAGATATTTTGTAATAACAGGAGGGAGGGGAAGCGGTAAATCGTATTCCCTTAACTCGTTTCTACTATTACTTACTTATGAGCCTGACCATGTAATACTATTTACACGTTATACACTTACTTCTGCTCACGTTTCTATTATTCCTGAGTTCATAGATAAGATTGAAACAGCAAAGGCCTTAGATGACTTTAAAATCACTAAGGACGAGATAGTAAACCTACGTACTGGGAGTAAGATATTGTTTCGAGGTATTAGAACGAGCGCAGGAACACAGACAGCCAACCTTAAATCATTGGCTAATGTTACTACATGGGTATTAGATGAGGCTGAAGAGTTAGTAGATGAGGATGTATTCGATAAGATTGATTTTAGTATCAGAGCGAAAGGAATACAGAACAGAGTTATCCTTGTATTGAATCCAGCAACTAAAGAGCATTTCATTTATAAACGATTCTTTGAGCAACGAGGTGTACAAGATGGAAGCAACAGAGTTTTAAAAGATACTACTTATATCCATACTACTTACCTGGATAACTACAAACATCTTTCCGAGTCTTTTATTAGACAAGTTGAAAGCATGAAGCAAAACAACGCTAAGAAATACGAGCACGTTATTTTAGGTGGTTGGTTAGATAAGGCAGAGGGTGTAGTGTTTACTAATTGGAAGTACGGAGAGTTTAACCCTAACAACTTACAAACGTCTTGCGGTATGGACTTTGGTTACAGCGTTGACCCTGACACATTGACCGAAGTAGCAATAGACAAAGCTAAAAAGATAATCTACCTTAAACAACATATCTATTCAAAAGGATTACAGCCTCACGTACTGGCAAGTATGATTTTAAACAAGGTAGGTAAGAAGTTGATTATTGCGGATAGTGCAGAGCCTAGATTGATTGACGACTTGAAGTATAAAGGCTGTAACATTCAAGCAGTGAAGAAGGGAACGATTGAGTCAGGTATTACAATGATGCAAGATTACACATTGATATTAGACAAGGATAGCACAGACATTGCTAAGGAGTTAAACAATCACGTGTACGCAGATAAGGGTAGTAAGTTGTACGTTGACAATTATAACCACGCTATTGATGGTATTCGATACAATGTAACGTATCACTTAGACAACCCAAACAAAGGGCAGTACTTTATATCATAAAAAAAGCCGACAATACAAAAAGCAAAAAAAATAGTTAATTAGTTATGAAAGCACAGATTACAATACCTGATAACATTAACGAAATTAGCCTAGGACAGTATCAAAAGTTCCTTAGTGTAGCTGATGGATTAGAGGGAGAGTTTTTAAACCAGCGAACGGTTGAGATATTTTGTCAAGTACCTTTTACTAATGTTTTAGTAATGAAGCGTAAAGACGTTAAAGAGATTGCGGAACATATCACAGCGTTGATAGGTGGTAAAGCGGAGTTTATTCATAGGTTTAAGATTAAGACTCAGGAGTTTGGATTCATGCCTGACATGGAAGCAATGACTTCGGGAGAGTTCGCAGATTTGACAGCTTACATAGGTAAAGAAGAGAACCTCCACAAAGCGATGGCTGTTATGTTTAGACCGATTACAATCACGCATAAAGACAAGTACGAGATAAGCGAATATAACGGCTCTAAAGAGTTCGGGGACTTAATGAAGTTTATGCCTTTAGGAGTCGCGCTTGGTGCGGTTGTTTTTTTTTACAATTTAACGAGCGACTTGTTGAACGCTACCCAACACTCTATACTGGCGGAAGTGGTGAAGGAGATTACAGCAGAGCAGCACAATTCGGTAAAAAATGGGGATTCTACCAAAACTTCTACACACTCGCTCAAGGAGATATTAGACGATTTAATGAAGTTACAGCCATCGGTATACACGAATGTTTAACGTACTTATCATTTGAGAAAGAGAAAAACGAATTGGAAGCAGCATTGATTAAAAAGAACTTTAAATGAAAACATACTACAACATATTAGACACTATTAAGAATCAGTTACTACAAGATAACGATTGCAACAGTGTAACAGAGGGGAGTATCTGGGAAATTGATTTAGATAAGCAAACGATTGCGCCTTTATCGCACATTCAAGTAAACAACGCCACAAGACAAGGGAGTACTTATGTATTCAATATTTCTGTGTTCTGCATGGATATAGTAGACAAAAACCCTAAAGCAACAATTAATAAATTCAGAGGTAACGATAACGAACAAGATGTGCTTAACACACAGTTAGCGGTTGGTGCTAGGTTGGTTGAGTTGATGGAGCGTGGAGATTTAAGAGATGATAACTTTGCTTTAAGTGGGGAGCCTACTTTTGAATCATTTACAGAACGCTTTGAAAACTTTTGGGCAGGTTGGACTGTAACCTTTGATGTTCAAGTTCCTAACGAGATGACTATATGCGATAACGTTATACCTTCGGGAGATTGTCCAGATGCTACTTATACAATAACAGATTTAGATGGAAATACTTTATATACTGGTACTATTGCGAGTGGCTTTTCAACTACTCAGGAAATAAACAACTCTACAGCAGTACTTAAAAACACTCTAGGTACAACGATAAGCACGACTGAAATACTAGCGGAAGGAAGCGAAGAAATAACAGCACCAAACGCACTTGTAGGCTTGTTAAATTCAGAAGGTTCAGTTATAGGTGGAGACAGTTTTCCGAGCGGTACAGCTTCAAACATGACAGCACCCGATGGAATGGCAACAAATAGCAATGCAACATATTCATTAAGCGTTCCTAGTGGTGGTATATCTTCACTACCTGACGTTACAAATATAGATTCGGACGGGTTGCCAGTAGTTACGCCAGCTCAAACACCTTTTGTTTGTACGCCTTGTGGGGGTGGTGGCTCTGTTGGTATGAAGCTGATGAAAACAGGTAGAACTGTCAGTTACTTAACAGGTGATGATGGTGACTTACAAAACGGTAGAGATACGGACTTTTTCACTTTAGACGGTTTAAATGGATTCGGAACAAACGCAAGGTTCACCGATGAACTAGGTAATTATGTAGACTCTACATCTTATTATAATGCAGACGGTTCTCCAGCTTTATATTATACTGTATTCCTAAACAAAGTAATGATTGATTGGAGCACTTACGACGGTGTAAATGTTCTAGGTTATTACTATAATGAAATATCGGGAACAAATAGGAATTTTAGCGATTATCTAGCGTGGTGCAGTGCGTTGTCTGTACTTTCATTAAGTTGGCGAGCGATTAATAAAAGGGAATTAGAAAATTTAATTAACCCTGATTATCAAGGTGTGACAAAATACCCTCCAATTAGTTCTTTAGGTTTATGGGGTGGTTCTGTATGGTCGAATACTAACCATGTATCACAAACTAATTATTATTATAAATTAAGCAATTACGGTGGTAGCGTGTCGTTAGGTATAGATACTGGCGTTGCGAAATGCGTTGCAGCTCGAAACTTCACTTTAGCAGAACTAGGACTATAATGTTAGAAGAAGTACAAAAGGAAATGTCAAGATTTGGGAAGAGCGTAGTTAAACAGTCACGCTCTAACCTTACACGTAAAGGACATAACGACACGAAGGACTTGTACAACAGTTTAGGTTACGATTTAAACGTACACAAGAACTCGTTTAGCTTGTCTTTTTATATGGCTGAATATGGAGCGTATCAAGATGAAGGGGTAAGAGGTGCTTACAGTAACAAACGCGCGCCAAACTCACCGTTTAGATATAAACGAAACAAACCAATCGGAGGTAAGCCATTTGAGAAATGGGCAAAACGTAAAGGGATAAGCCCTTGGGCAGTTGCTAGGTCTGTATGGACTAAAGGGTTAAAGCCTACATTATTCTTCACTAAGCCATTTGAGAACGCATTTTTACAATTACCTGAAGGATTAATAGAACAGTTCGGATTAGATATAGACACATTTTTAGAAGAAACTTTAAATAATTAATAATGCCAACATACAAACAAGTAAACGCAAGAAGTCCTTACATAGTTAGTGCAACAGGAACAGCTGGTCAATCAGTAGAAATAGAGTTATTCTTATGGAACTATCCAGACTCAGAGCCTGCAACATATCAAAAAGTATTATCTAAGCCTATACCAAGTACTAATATAACTACGGTACACTTTGATTTAAGCCCTTATCTTAGAGAATATATTGACACGGTTAACTTCGTTCCTAACGCTTCAACGTCTCCAATAGATGCTGATGATGGTTCTTATTGTTATGCACGTGCTAAAGTGTACGTAAACGGTTTTGTAACAGATAACGAATACTTACTAGCCTTAGACGGTTACGGTTATTTTGACGAAGGTTATAATCCTATTGATTCACCTGTGTTACTTACTGAGGGAGAGTATTATGTTAAGCAAGGAGGTGACACAGGAAGTATTTATGTTTATAATGACGATAATCATACATGGGAAGCAAAGTATGTTTCTTTAGACGGAACTACTGCTTCTGTTAACGGTTTGTTTAATGGTGTATCGGCACAGGTTACAAGGTTACCTTATATCACAGCTTCACACGTTGGAACAGGTGGGAGTGAAGTAATAATATTTAAAGATACTGTAGAATTTGCTTCGTTTACTTTTAGGGAGATATGCGAGCCTAAATACACGCCTGTAACTTGTGACTTTAAGAATAAGTTTGGCGTATGGCAAAGGATAGTATTCTTCAAGGTATCTAAAAGTACTATGCAGATGTCTAATAACGAATACCACTTAATGCCAACAAGTATTGATTACGACACTACGCAAAACGTTCAACAGTCGTTTAATTCAAACGGTATAGAATCAATCAAGGTTAACACTGGATGGGTTCCTGAGTCTTATAGCGAGGTTATTAAACAACTTACTTTTAGTGAGTCAATAAGATTAGACGGAAAGCCTGTTAATATAAATACAAAAAGCATTGATTTATTTAAAGCGATAAACGAAAGAAATATTAATTATACGATTGATTTTAACTACGCTAATCATATGATAAACTACGTACAATAATGAGAGAAGTACAATTATACATAAACAATCAAAGAGTAGATTTATTTAAGGATGAGAAGATACAAATCACTTCAACTATACAAAACATTCAAGACATTTCTAAGGTCTTTACGGATTTTTCTCAATCGTTCACTGTTCCTTGTAGCCGTAATAATAATATTATCTTTGATTACTTTTACAACAACGATGTCAATGGTAGTTTTAAAGCTAAAGAATTGGCTGACGCAAGAATTGAAATCAATAACGTTCCTTTCCGAAAGGGAAAAGTGCAACTCGAAGGCTCAGAGATAAAGAACAATAAAGCAGAATCATACAAGATTACTTTCTACGGTGACGTTGTAACGCTTAAAGACTTGTTTGGAGATGACAAGTTACAAGATTTAAACTATGACGCTATTGCATTTGAATATACAGGGGACAACGTTAGAGACACTTTAACAGATACTACTGATATTCCTGTTCGCTTTCCTTTGATAAGCTCAGAGAGAGTATGGGAATACGGTGTAGGAGGTGCTGAAGATATAAGTACAGCGGGAGGGCGTATAGTTTATAACGAATTATTTCCAGCGATTAAAGATAAAGCTATTATAGACGCTATAGAGACTAAATACGGTGTAACTTTTAGCGGTAACTTTCTAAATTCTGAGTACTTTCAAAAGTCTTTTACTTATTGGAAAAACGCAAAGGAAGCTAAGATTTCAGGGAGTACAAAGATGTTTGAATTTAACGATACAGCACCAAAAACTCCTTTAATAAATAATGAAATTCTAAATAATTATATACCGTTACCTGCGACAGGTTTAAGTGGTTCTGCTGTTCATCAAATAAAAGTGTCTATTAACGCTTCACCTACTATTAATTACTTCTTAGACACTTACAAAAACGGTGTGTTATTAAGCACTCAGGAAGGAACTGGTGGAGGCTATCACTACATCATACCTAACGTACTTAATAATCCTTCTTTAAGTGATGTTTACACTGTCGGAATAAGGGGACAAGGTAATGTTGCAACCGTAACAGGATTTGTAGAATATAGATTTATATACTATACAATAGTAGGAGGTGTTTTGACTACAAACGTTGATGAATGGACTGCGAATATAACACCGATAACATTAGACACAGATGTTAATTTTAACTTTACATCACCTGATATTACGGTTAGTGATTGGTTTAGCGGAATACTTAAAGAGTTTAATTTAACGTGTTATCCTTTAGATGAGAATTTAGACTTTCAAATAGAACCGTTAGAACAATGGTACAATTACGGTGGAGAACTAGACATAACGCCTTATACTGAGATTGAAAGTATACAGGTAGATAGACCAAAACTTTACAAGAACATTTCTTTTGAGTGGCAAGATACTAAAGCTTTTTTAAATGAATCTTTTGAAGGTTTCTTCGGTAGAAAGTACGGAGAGTTAAAAGAGCAGTTTGAATATAACGGTGGAGATTTTAAAGTAAAGTTACCATTCGAGAATATGTTATTTAATAAGTTCGATAGTACAGATTTACAAGTAAGTTACTGTTTAGATAGTGGAGTAGGTGGCAAATCATACATACCAAAACCTGTTAAGTTATTCTTAGATGAGTCTGTAGCTTGTAGTTTTTACTTTTATGATTCAACAGCAGCGAATGAAGTGACTTCTTACGTGCCATTTGGTCAAGACCAAGTTTATAATTTACAAGACTATTCGCAAAACTTTGGTTTAGATATTTCGAGTCTAAAGTTAGACCCTATAAATAATTCTTTATACAGAACATTTTACGAAGCTTATATTCAAAACTTATTTAACGATAAAACAAGAGAGGTTACTGTTAAGTGTCATTTACCATTAGAGCAATTAACACTATTAACGTTAGATGATGCTATAATATTACGAGATAAGAAGTACAGAATTAACGAAATGAAAACCGAACTAACAAGCGGAGAGGTAGAGTTGGTTTTGCTTAGTGATTGGGTAGTAAGCAAGGGCGTAGTTCCTGCACCAACTGAGCCTTTAACTGGTGACGGTGGCGTGATTGTCGTTCCTGTAAAACCTATTAAACCAAACAAGCCAGTAAAACGCTTTGACGGTGGCGGTGGGTATGTTGAAATAGAAGCACCTTTAGAGACTGCCTTTGTAACTGGTTCGCCTGCTTTACCTGCAACTTTCACAGGTGAAGATACGATAGAGTTTACTATTGCTGAGAATACGACAGGCTCGGAAAGAATCCAGACTATACCTGTAACTTACTACGATGTTCAAGGAAATGTAATCAAAGAGACATACATTACCATAACACAAAAGACTAATGATAGTTATTTACTTAAAGAGGATGGAAGTTATTTATTACTCGAAGATTTAGGAAAAATAATATTATGATAGACAAATTACTAGAATTGCTTACTCAGGATGAATGGTTAGGAGTTAGTAAAAACATTGATATAGCCAAAGGTAAGTATAAGATACCTAAAAACCTAAAAGAGAAACGCGAACAAGTTAAAAGAGAAAAAGCATGGCTATAAAGAAATATATCGACATTGAGGTAAACACTAAACAAGCTGTCAAGTCATTAGATGATTTAGGAGGTAGTTTTGAGGACGTTTACGGAGAGATACAGCCATTAAACACTGTTATAGGTGAGTTAGAAGATAGGCTTTACCAAATGGCTGGAAATGGTGAACAAGCAACCGAAGAATTTAAGCTACTTTCTAAACAAGTTGGTGACTATAAAAAGGTTATTATAGATACTGATTTAGCGATTGATTCAATGGCTCAGACTACTGCTCAGAATTTGGGCGGTGCTTTGGGTGGTGTAACTGCTGGCTTTGAGTTAGGAGCGGGTGCAATGGGCGCAATGGGTGTTGAAGCTGAAGTAGTCGAAGCGCAACTATTGAAGGTTCAGTCTGCTATGGCTATCGCTCAGGGTGTGCAAGGTATCAAAGAAGCTATACCGAGCTTTAAAGCGTTGAC